ATGAGCACTCCATTTTGGCAAAGTAAATCGTTAGAGCAGATGACAGAAGAGGAATGGGAATCTCTCTGTGATGGTTGTGGCAAATGTTGTTTGCATAAGCTGATGGATGAAGATACCGATGAAATCTACTATACCAATGTGGCTTGTAGCTGGCTGAACAGTAAAACGTGTTCATGTAAGGATTACCCAAACCGTTTCACTTCGGGTGAAGAGTGCACCAAGCTGACCCGAGAAGACATCGACGATTTTACTTGGCTGCCACACACGTGCGCTTACCGTCTGTTGGCTGAAAAGCAGCCTTTACCAGAATGGCATCCGTTGATTACAGGCTCTAAGTCCGCAATGCATGCGGCAGGGGAAAGTGTCCGTAACAAAGTTGTTTACGAGATTGATGTGGTGGATTGGGAAGACCATATTTTAAATCACCCCAATAGGAACTAGGCCGAACAAGGCGTGATGGGACTTTGTCAAAAGCTTATCTATCAATAATAATCAATATTTATCTATATTCTGAAAATTTGTGGACACAATGTGGACACTAAAGTGTCCACGTAGGGGGTCACTCTGCCTTTTCAGTGTCCACAGAAACCGCTTGTTTGATATTCACTAACGGGTTCTTTGTGACCACATCTTCTAGGTGATCTGCGGCGAGGTGTGCATAGCGCATGGTTTGCTTAATATCGCTATGACCAAGGATTCTCTGCAGGGCGATAATGTTGCCACCGTTCATCATATAGTAAGACGCAAATGTATGTCGCAGAACGTGGGCTGCTTGCTGTTTTAGTCGTGGAACGTTTCTCACAATGAATCGGTAAACGGTCGAATAGCCAATGCTAAACACTGGGCCAGAACCCTCCTTGTAAATCGTCTCATAAAGTTCGGGGCTGATCGGTACCGAGCGATTTTTTTTACCTTTCGTTTGTGTAAACGTGACTTTGTACTTTGTGATTTGAGCGCCCGTTAGTCTGGATGCCTCACGAAAGCGTCCACCTGTAGCCAAACACAGTTTAATAATCTTATGCATGTCATCATGGAATTCGTGTGCTTCTGCCTTGGTGATAAGGTTCTGCATTTCTTCAACGGTGAGAAATTCCATTTCAGGTTCATGCAGCTTGAATTGGCGAACGGCATTCAAAGGGTTTTCGCCTTTCCATTCGCCCATGCGCTGCAGTTCAACAATCACAGCATTAAGTAAATCTTGTTCGTTGTTGCAGGTGCGGAAAGTTACTGCCACCTTCCGGCCATTCAAGTCGGCTACTTCACCTGCCAAACGGCGAGTGCGGTAGTCGGTGAACATAGCTGGCGTTAGCTTATGGTACAGCGGATCACCCATTGCTAATCCTATAACCTTCAATTTGTTATAGGTGTATTTTGAATGAGCTAGTGACTGACCGTGGCGTTCCTGCCATAAATTAATCATATCCAACAGGCTGCGAGTTTGGCTTTTTTCACCTAACCATGGTTTGTCGTCGGTTTCTTTTAAAACGTACTTCTCATAAGCAAGTGCTTCACCTTTAGTGGCAAAGCGTTTTCTTATGCGTTTACCGTTGCGGCCATTTGGACGAACATCGCATATCCATGGTTTTTTATTGCCGTCTTCTGACTTACGAACGCTCATTACTTACTTGGTTGCTCGCATTGCTGGGCATAAAGTTCGCCAGTTTTCTTTATTATTTGCCACTGCTCTTGAATTGCAGACTTGTCACCGCCGTTTCTTACATGGTTGTAGATCTCTTGAACAAGTAATCTAGTACGGTTAACAAAGTCATTGTGAATTTGTGTGGATAGGTTGCGGTTTGCAGACATTGCCTCTTCCGGCGAGAGTCTGTATTTATCTTCAACTTGAGATATAGATGAATTGAATGTTGTAGTTCTCCACTGTGCAATCTCTCGATAATCAGCGTTGTCTACAAATGAAACAGCCTTGAGCAGTAAAGGCGAAGCTTCATCAATCATTTTTTTTGAGTACTGGCAGTCAGACAACGTACTTAGATCGTTTTGAGCGTATGCATGTGCAGAGGCTATTAAAGCTAAACCTAGTATTATTCTTCTCATTAACTTACTCCTAGGCAATTAACCAACTTACTATTCTTTGTTCATACTCATGGTTACGCGACCTAGCACATTTATGTCTTCTTCTGATGCCTCAATGGTCGAATTGCCAAAGCTGATTGCAAGTTTTTTGCCAGGTAGCCTTTGAACATGATTTATCGAGTGAGCGCCGTCAATTTCAATCAAGTAGCGGCCTGATGTGGCATGTGTTTCTTCACTGTTAATAAAGCAACGTTGACCATCATGTTCGACAATGATTGTTTTGCTGGCTTTCAGTCCGTAGCCGTCAAGGGTAAGCGAATCAAGAGATAGCGTTCCTCTTTCTTCCAATTGCCCGTTTACGATTGAGTTCACTTTGATTGAATCTGCAGGTACTTGCTCATCATCAAAAGGTTTTCCCTCACCAAGAGCCAAATATCTAACTGATGCGCCGGACTTTAGGTGTTCACGAACTATCAACTCAAAGCCAGTTCTATTGTGAGTATGCCAAGTAGAAAAGGTTGAATTGGGAACGCCATAGTGATCACTAAGCAACTCGAAAGTTTTACAACCAGTCACTTCTTTTAGCTTTTCAGTAAATTCACGCCCGCTTAGATATTCATACGGCGGAACTTTTGCAGGAATTCTGCTCATTTGAGTATTTCCCTAGATATTCAAATACCAAAATGAGTAATTAATTTGACTTGAGAAGCAAAAATTCTGTTTTAAGGAGCTAAAAATCTTGCCAAAACAGAAAAATCGATCTAATAATTACTCAAACACGAAATTGATGCTCCATGTCTCACCAATAAGCATCAATAATTCTTAAACGAGTAGGATACCACTATGGCAAGTATTCAAATAGCAGTTGACGCACCTTTTTGTACTAAAAAAGAATTTCTTCGTCGTACTGGCTGGTCATCAGCATCTTTTGATCGCGCACTAGCAAAAGGTGACATTCCAATCCTGCCTAAAGAGGGTTCTAGAAGCTCTGTTCTTGTGAACATGGTTAAGTTCGCCCAAAAAATGGCGGAGCAACCAGTATGAGCTTCGCTATCCCACCTAAAACCAAACTCACCCAGCAAGATGCAATAAGTGAGTCTTGGGAAGATAAATACCCGAACAAATGCCCAGTATGGCTAGAAGTAATTGGCTGGGCTTTCGTGTTCGTACCGTTCTTCTTCAATTGAGTATTAGTTATGGCTACAAATAACTCAATGTCCGTTTTTTGCGAGTCCAGACAAAAGTCATTTGACGAGGCTTGTTGCTCATTTGCGAACTCAGAGAACATGGCACACATCGCCCGTGAAATGGGAATGAGCGAAGACTTGCTTCGCGCCAAGTTGAACCCAGGTCAGCGTCATGTAATCAAGCCAGTGGAAGTTGTTGCGGTTTCAAAAATCAGCGGCAACTACACGCTCGTTAATAGCCTTTTGCTTGGGCTCGATATGGTGGCAGCACCAGTTGAAAACGCAGAAGAAGCCGAAAGCATTGTTGAGCGACTTCTAAAACACAGTGCCAATGCTGGCGAACTGTCTACTTGGGCATTGCAACATGGCAATGGCCCACGCCTATCTCGCACTCATAAACAATCACTTATCCAAAAGGCACAAGCTGGCATCGGCAACCTTGTGCTTCTTATCAACGATATTGAAAACCGCACTTCTGGCGCTTCCCCAATTTTAAGTATGGGCGTGGACTTCATTGCCAATGGTGCACCGATTCCAGGCTTAGCCTAAGGAGTAATGATGAGCCAGTTAGCTAGACAACATGAAACACATTCCCCTGCCGTAGAAAGCAAAACACCAAGCGCACTAGAAAGCATTGCTGCTTGTAAGTCCCTTTTCGATAAGGGCGTAAAGCGTCAGAAGCTGCGCAAGATGTATGACGAAATGAGTGACCGTAACCGTGGTTTGATTCTTATTGCGGGTGGTATGCCTGCAAAAGATTACAGCCGCGAGTTTGATTCGTTTGATGACCTAGAGCTGCAAAAACTCCGTTCTGGTATGCAGTTTTTGAAAGAGATGGTGTTGAAGTTTGACCGCAAAGTGGGCGATGTCCGCCGTCTGAAACATTCCGATATTTGCAAAGTTAATTAATAACCTAGCCAGCCTTTGCCCCTGCTGTATTCCACAAGGAATGGGGGCTTTTTTTCGTCTTAGCGTAGGAGCATAAAAGATGAGTGAACTAGAACAAGCAATCAAGTTAAACCAAGAATCTAAACAGTTCAGAGATGAAGCGCGAGAAGCGTTGAGCGAATCTCGTGAGCTGTTGGATAAAACAATCCGTTTTAACGATCAAGCCAATATCAACCAACGCCGTATAGCATTGGCAGTTAGCTCTCTATTGCCTAAATCTCTTAGAAACGACTTCAACTTAAATGAAGCCGATATTGAAAATACTGCAACGGTTTCACGAGACAATGTAGAAGTAATCAAAAAGCGTGAAATGCTCGATATTCTTCACGCTATCAATGTACTAGCCGTCACCAATAGTGACGTTATCCATATTTTTGTTAACTACGCAGCGAATATTAATTGCTTAGCTGTTTTTGCTTATGCACCGGAACACGACTACGCAAATGGAGACAACAGCGAACGTCTTTTTGAAAAGAACGTTTGGTTAAGCCATGACTTCGCATTGAAGCGATTACTTTCAATCGAAAGCCAACTAACAGAACTAATCATTGAAGCCCGTGAAGAAGCCGAAGCGAAAGCAGAGGTGGAAGCATGAGCAATATCTACGAACACCTATTCAACCAGTCATTTGAACAGATTGCAGCACGCTTTGAAAAAAGCAGCACCGCGCAGCAAGAAGAAATTGTGATTCAGCTTGATGCGATCGCTAAAAAGCTGACTCCTGTTCAAACCCACCGACCACTAGAAGATGTTTTAGCCGACATCAAAGAAGCTATGCAGGGTGATCGTGCAAGCGTGTTCTTCGCTCATACCTATGTGAGCTGGTACCGCTCTTATCAAAACGAGAATGCGAAACCACAGCTACACCATTGGTCGCAACTAGATATGAAAAACCGCAGCTTGTTTATTGAAATGCTTGCTCTGCGTGACCTTGGCCGTTGGGACGATGAAGCTCTTTTTCAGTTTGAACAGTACTGCTTGTCAGTCATTGGTGAGTAAGGGGTGAGTCATGAGTTCAACTAACGGAAAAGTGCAACCTCGTGAGCTGTACCCAACGCCGTCAGAAGTTGTCGACGCATTGCTATCAAAATTAACCGTTCGCCCGACCGACAAGTTTTTAAAGCCTTGTTACGGTACTGGCGCAATCTTCGACAAGATAGCTTTGCCACAAAGCCAAAAGTCATTTGCTGAAATCGAAAAAGGTATTGATTACCTGACAACTGATTTCGGTACGCAAGATGTGATTATCACTAACCCTCCGTTTTCACTAACGGAGGAATTCATTCGCAAAAGCCTAAGTGAGTTAGCACCAGACGGCACAATGGCATACCTGCAGCGTGTGAATTACTTAGGTTCGAAAAAGCGCCTTCCTTTCTGGTTTGAAATCGGCTTTCCGCCAAAGTGCCCAATTATTGTGCCTCGGCCACGTTTTGTGGGCGGTGGTTCAGATTCGTGTGAATACGCATGGTTCATTTGGGATAACGGCAATCGCTTCGATATTCCTCAAGGACTAAGTCATATCGTGTCAGTTGGTCATGAGGTGGCAGCGTGAGCGAACCAAAACAAGTACTTTGCCAAGACTGCTTGAAACTTAAACCTTTCACAGCGGCTCGTCATAACTCAGAAGAACAGTGTGAATGCGGTGGTGATTTCTGTGGTTGTAGTGGGTGCCAGCACACTATCAAAGGTCTGTTGGCAGGTGAAACCAATGCAAAAATTCTAGGGACCTTGAAAGACATTCACGGTTGGACTTCTGAAGGCATTAAGTCTTAATGGCTGAGAAAATCACATTTACCACTGAACAAAAACGTGCAGCCTCCATCGCTTGTCAGCAATGGGGGCATTTGCACGTTTATCCGCAAAAGCCTAAGACGGTAGAAATTTCGGCAGAACGCCCGGTGTTTGATCGTGAACCGGAAGGTATGAGTGTCACTGAACGAAAACTATTTGAAGCGAATCCAGAAGACTTCGAATGGGCGCGAGAAAGAATTAAAGATCTACCGGATTACCTAACCAAGTACTTCGTGACTCGTTACATTTCGGTTTTCGAAAAGAAAAGCAGAAGAGAGGCGAACATCTTTTTGCGTGAGCGCATGGGGCCAGCGGCAGAGCGTGCGCTTATGGTTTTACGCAAATACAAAAAACTACCGACAACCCAAAAGGTTTCTTTGCTTAGTGAAGAGTTTAGCGACACTGAGCAAAGCGACTTTGCTAACAATAAGCAAGCATACTTTGATTTTGACAAGGTAGAGCGCAATCGCAAGCCAGTAAAAAGTCGATTACTTGCAGAGCTTGAGCCATCTGAACTCAAAGAGATGGCTTTTAAAATCTCTGTCATTGTTGATCGCTTTATTCGATTGGAAAGCGACAAGTATCACGCAAAGACAGAGCTTGGTACCACCATGGCGGTGGTGTTCACCTATGAGCAAGTTGCTAAGTTCGTAACCAACACTTTTGGTGTTAAGCCTCCTCGCAAGTACAAAGAGCAATCTGAGTTATCTGCACTGCAAGACATTTCAAAGCTGATCAGCGAGAAGTGGTGGTGTGGCCGTCTTAATAAAATCCGCAAAATCATGCGTGAGCACCTAGCCATTGCAATGGGTCAAGTATCTTCTAAGGCTTCGCCGTATGCGTCTTGGGATTGTGTTCGTGAACACCAGGAGCAGCAAACAGCGAACTATGAATACATTAAGCAGTGTCAGCTATTAGATGAAGAAACAGGTGAAGAAGCTGATTTGTGGGATATGGTCAAAAAGAGTGTGGCTAACCCTGCGATTCGTCGCCATGAATTAATGGTGCGCTGCCGAGGCTGCGAAGACATTGGTAATGAGCTTGGTTTACAAGGTTTGTTCTTAACGCTGACCACGCCAGCTAAATATCACAACTCATACAAGAAAGGCGGTTTCATTGGTCACTGGAACGGCGCAAGCCCACGTGATGCGCAAACGTACCTAAACAATGTATGGCAACGAATCCGCGCCAAGTTAGGTCGTAAAGAAATCCGTTGGTTTGGGGTTCGTGTTGCAGAGCCGCATCATGATGGCACACCACACTGGCACTTGCTTATCTGGGTTAAGCCAGAGGACAAAGAGGCAGTTACAGAAATATTTGTCGATTACGCAACGAAAGAAGACAAGCACGAGCTATTTGATAAACAAGGTAAGTTTGATCACTCGGCTCGTTGTGATGTAGGCGAAATTGACCCAGAGAAAGGCACTGCAACAGGCTACATCGCTAAATACATTTCCAAAAACATCGACGGTTTCGCGATGGACGATGAAGTATCCGACGAAACTGGCAAGTCAGTTAAAGACATGGCGAAAAACGTTAGTGCCTGGAAAAGCCGTTGGAACATTCGTCAATTTCAGTTCTTTGGTGGTGCACCGGTTACGACTTACCGTGAATTACGCCGCTTTGCTAACCAGAACAAAAAAGCGTTTATGGAATACCTCTTCATGCAAGAGCGTGTCGACCTACTCACTATTTACTCGATGCTGCAGCGTGATTTGGTTGGGCCTATCAAGCCGAGCAAGCTGATCACCAATGAAGAGTTGATGAAGGTGATTGGTGATAGCTACCAAGCACGCACCAAGTCAGAAGATGCAAGCATCACAGACACTTTAAAAGCTGCCGACCATGGTAACTGGCAAGGTTACATCATGGGGCAAGGTGGCCCATTCGTTAAACGTGAAGATTTGCTGATCGTGAACTCTTATGAGGTTTTGCCGTTTGCTTCACCACATGGGGAAGATGTTCGCAAAATCGAAGGTTTCGCGACACCAGAAGAAACCATCAAAACACGCACCAAAGTTTGGACGATTCAGAAAAAATCAAAGGTTAACGATGAAGCTAAAGCGTGCGCTCTTGGGAGCGAAGCGACCGCTTTTGGAGCCTCTGGCTCCTCTCGGAGTTCTGTCAATAACTGTACGGAGCCCGAGAAAGTACAGGTCTGCGATCAGCTAACTCGTTTACTCAATCCTAAACAGATTAAGGCGAAAGATTCGCCAACCATGGATGATGCGGCACTGGCCGCGTTACTAAGAGGTAGTTCAGTTCGCGTCGATGAGGCGACCAGTATTCAAATCCGCCCTGCGGAGGTAGACGAACACGGCAATAAACGCCCAGCACAGCTAGTCGAAATCAGCCGTGCACCTGCAGAAGACAGGAATTGGATGGAATTTGAGAGTTGGGACAAGGTATTTGCCCAACCAGAGCAAGTAAAAGATGAATACCAACAACCAGACCTTTCGTTCTTCCCTGAGTTGGAAAGCGACTGGCCATTAGCGTAGTGAAAAGACAACCAACATTTTTATGTTGATGCAGCCCCATAACCACTGGCGTTAACATACCTTTCAATCGTTGGCAATGTCGCAACCTCGACATACACAACTCAATTATTTTCATGCAATCTACATTTTTAGGGGTTGCGCGTTTAGCAACTCATCATAACGTAGGTATCAAGCTCGTTTCTTTTCCAGTTCTTGGTGAATCGAGTGGATGAGGTCTAGCAGCTCATTGCGAATGCTGGCTGGAAGCGATTGGATGAGTTCGTGTCGATACGTTGTGATCGTCTCGTGCAATGCAACATGGGAGAAAGGAACGTTGAGTGCCGCGCAAAGTAACCGCATTTGGCGAATATCTATGGGTCGTTCGCCTTGTTCCAAACGTTGCAACATGCGGTATTCGATGCCAGATAAACGGGCAAGTACCTTTTGGGTTTTACGCTGTCTTAGTCGTTCTTGTATGAAAAACAACATTATAGGGTCGGTATGTCGGTTTTCTGCAGGCATAAAACTCCGTCACTACTCGCCAAATATGCCGGATTAGAACTATGGATATGCCAACTGTGGTCAGTGATGTATGAGAATTGATGCATTTCACAACGCCATAGTGTTTGAATAATTAGAGTGCTTCGATGCTATGAATACTGATCACCATATCAGTATAGGCAATAAATCAAGAATAAATTTGTTAGATAAAAACTACTGTATTAATATACAGTAAATCGTCAGTTAGGAGGCTAAATGTCTGAACTACATCGAAAAGCAGAGGAGTTTGTTTTGTGTGCACTTGCAGACGATACATGTGGCAAATGCGATCAGAACAACGAAGTCGGACTGTTTTTGTTGTCGCTGATTCTCGGACATAAAAAAGGGCAGCTGATCGCTGACCCAGTGGAAGAGTTAAGTGCTAAAACAAGGCAAGTTGTTGCTTCAAGTGGTCGCGCTTGTCAGGAGATAAAACCTTGATTAGGCAATCTGCCAAATCGTTGGTCGTTTTTGATGATGGGCTTAGCGTGTGGCTAAAGTATAACGACATAACAAATTGATGTTCACATGCTGGGTTTTTACATTCGCAATAAAGGTCTGCACAATCGTTGGATAGGCGGTTAGTTTTCTTGATTACCGCCCGTTCTCCACAACCACAAAAAACACGGCTACCAAACATAGAAGGTTTGCTAGCCGCGCCAATTCCCATATGAAGCTTTGACGGTTTTAAAGAGTGTCTATATCCGATAGCACTAACAAAGGTGTGCCCACACTCTGGATTAGAACAGGAACAAGATAAATCTGCGCAATTGGCATCGTTAATGATGCTTCTACTTACAATCGCGCGTTCACCACACTTGCAATAAACTCGCATACATTGACCTAACTTAACTGACTGACAGCGTAATATTACGTCAATGGCTGTGTTTTTGTACAGTCTTATGCCGTTGTTACCGTATCGGTATCAAACTTCAAATGGAGCCGTTTGGGGATCTCTGGGTCGCTGTTCACTTCATCCATAATCAGTTCACATACTGGAATAATTTCATCTTTGGCGTATTCGCTGCCAATCTTGATCGGGTCGCCTAAACTGGTGGTGCCTTGCGGGATAATCCCTGCTTTGCCTACTGGGAAGCGATGGCCCACAAGAATGTCTTGTGCGGTGATGTTCTTGATTCGCTCAAACTCATCTTTGGTGGCAATGTCACCCACAGGAATCAATTGAATCCCTTTCTCTTTACCGTTCGGGATGTTAACAAACATGCTGCGGAAGTTACCCACGCCTTTTGAACTGGCAATGGTTTTCTTCATCATCTCTTCGTCTTCTTCGCTCAAGCTAGGGTCAGTCGCGTAAAAGATAAAGCCCATGTGCGCACCGTTCTTGTAATAGCGGCGGCGAAATAGCGTTGCATCTTTGTTTAGTAAGCTGCTTTGAATACTGCCCAAGTAATCGGCCAAACCATAAATTTGCTGTTGCGGGTCGTACTGAGGCAAGAAGATCACATCTTCTTTGCGGTATTCTCGCTGTTGGTTGTCTCGCTCAAGAATAACGAAGTTGCCGTTTTTGCGTTTGCGTAAGTACATGCCCGGTAACGGATGTAAGCGCACCACACGTTTGAAGCCATCACGGATTTTTAAGAAAGCGGCATCACCAAAGGTGAAGTAATCGCGGCAAAAGGCTTGAATGTGTCTGCGGCGAGTCGAACCACCTTGTTGAAATCGTCCTGCGACATAGTTGGCCCGAGCAATCAACAAAGAGCCGTGATAAGCATTGGCTCTGGCAATGTCGGCCAATCCAGTGCGTGAAATTGGCGGTTCCCAATAGTTGTCGGTGTCGTTGTAAAACAAATCTGAGTATGAAGTCATCCAACTGTTTGAGTCGATGGCCTCTGGTGTTGAGTCGATGTGATAGACCGACTCTGGTGATTGTTCTTCTTGTTTGATTAGAGTTTCTGTTTGCTCGGTCATGCTGCGGTTGCCCAAGTTGATTTAGTTGGTGTTGAGTGGTCTAACGGCTCATTAATAATGGCGTGTGAGATAGCCCAGAATGCATCGGCGTGGCCTGTGGTTTGGCTGCGTTCTGCTTTGAATGTCATGGCGTTACCGCTGGCCGTTGGTACTCGCTTAATCGCCATAAACGCCATTGCAATGTCTTTGTGTTCGGCATCAAATTGAAGTCGTTTGGCTTCTACGATGTCGATCATCTTCATCACTAGGCGGTTTTTGTTTTCGTTGCTGTAGTGGATTGCGTGAGCTTCACGCGGGTACTTCTTCGAAATCAAATCCCAAACACCACCGCCAATGCCAGTGGTATCTACTCCGATATAAGTTACCTTGTAGCGCTTAAATACTTTTTCGATTTCTGAAACGTGATATTGGAAGTTGAGCCCTTTCCAATAGTGCTTTTCTAGTACGCGGAACCGTTCACCCGCTACGACAGGCGGAGCCACGACCACCAAGCAGGCGTTGTCTCGGGTTCGGCTTGGGTCGTAACCCAACCAAACTTCTCGATGGGCAAAAGGTCGTTTGTTATTTGGCTTGAAGTCTTGCCAGTGGGCGGCATCCACCATGCCTTTTTCAAGGTCTGAAAACTTGAATACAGACAGAGCCCCATCAACAAACACGCACATGAACAGGTTTTCGAAATCGTCTTGGCTGTACTCTTCGCGTAGTTCGTCAATATCGAATAGGTCACAACCACCGTTGGCCGCATCTTCAATGGTGACAACATAACGCCACTGTTTATCGTCGCAGAGTCGGCCACCGTCGCGATATTCTTCAAAGGTAGGGAACTCAATCTTTGCGCGCGACTCTTTGCCTTTTCGCCACTGGTCGCCTGTCCAAAATGGGTAGGCCTGGTGCATCTTCGATGATGGCGTAGAAAAGTACGTTTTACGCCACTTCTTATGCGTAGCCATTGCCGAAGCAAGTTTGTTCAGTTCGTCAAACTTGGGTATCCAGAAATATTCATCGACATAAACATGGCCGTGGTAGCTCTGGGCTGTTTTGCTGTTGGTTGATAAAAAGCGAAGTTCGGCACCGTTAGAAAGAATGATCGGGTTGCCGCTTAACTCGATGTCTAAAAATTCTTTACCAATGGCAATAATGTAGCTGCGGAAAACCTCGGCTTGAGCGCGAGAAGCGGAAAGGAATATTTGGTTATCACCCGTCAGAATTGCATCTTCTAAGGCTTCACCACTGAAATAGTAAGTCGCACCAATCTGGCGTGATTTTAGGATGTTGCGAATACGCTGCTTAATGTTGTTGCGCATGACATGCTGATATTCGAACAGCGATTCATGCCAATCGACAAAGTCACCTTCACATAGGTGCTCGATGTTGTTTTTGCCTTTGCTTTTTTTCTTGCTGTTGCCACTACCCCCACGGCTTTGATTAGACGGCTCGGAACCATTCGACTTCGAGCTGCCTTGCGAAAGCATACGTTCAGCTTTGGCTTTTGCATCGGCATGCGCTTTTAGCAATTTAACGTGATGGTCTATAAGCTTATCCATTTCTTTAAGTTGCTGATCGCTTTTCTCGTCTTTATCAATTAACACGGCCAGTCGGCGATTAATCATTTCCTCAACAGAAAGTTCATTCAACACCAAAGCCCAGCCGAATTTCTCCGCCCAGGTATAAATGATGCGGTCGCTATTTAGGTTAAGTTGCGCCGCTATTTCCTTTGGAGGTACCCCGCGTAAATAAAGCTTTTTCGCGGCCTCTTTTATTTCATCTGAATATGCCATAGCTGCATCATACGCCCCGAAAACTCGCAAATGACTAAGCAAAATTCGGATGAATTCGGATTTAGGCAAAATCCGAATTTCTAGGAATTGAAGTGGCTGAAAGCAGTCAGTCAAAGGCGTATTGTTTGCCGTGACCAAGATTCATTTGACGTAATTAACCAGGCAAACGACAAACATGAGCAAAACCAGTGATTGGAATATTGTTGCAACTGAAGGCGCTACCGTAGACGGTCGTCAGATTAGCGCAGCACAAATTAAAGAGATGGGTGAGTCGTATTCGCCTGCACTTTATGCCGCATTAATTTGGCCTGAACACTCTCGCTCTCATTGGAACGTATTCGAAGGTAATAACTGGGGTGAAGTGCCGGAAGTTAAAGCCGAAAAACGTGCAGGTAAGTTGCGATTACTTGCCAAAATTACGCCCAATGATCTCTTACTCTCCGCTAACAAAAAAGGTCAGAAGCTCTATACCTCTATCGAGATGCACCCAGATTTTCAAGGAACGGGGCGAGCTTACATGATTGGCCTAGCTGTGACTGACTCCCCAGCCTCAACGGGCACGACTCGCCTCAAGTTCTCTCGCCAAGCGGGTGAAATTCAAGAGATTGAAACCGATTCATTGGAGCAAATAGACCTTAGCGAGTTTTACTCTGTCAATCCGTTAGCGCAAGCATTTGCGACCATCGCAAGCTATTTCCAATCTGGTGGGGAACTGCCAGAAACACCAACTGAACAGCCAGAACCAGAGGAAACGGAAGTGACCGAAGAACAATTAAAAGCAGCACTAAAAGAGCAATTTGGTGTGCTTAAAGAAGATTTAAAAACTGAGCTGAAAAATGAACTCAAACAAGAGTTTGGTCAGCAAATCCCAGAAACACCTGAACCGGAACAAACACCGGAAGGTGCAACAGTCGAGCAGTTCTCTGCTGCGGTAAATTCGGCTCTTGCGCCACTGATGGAAAAAGTTTCTGGCCTTGAAGCTAAGTTCAACGCCCTTTCGAAAGAAGTACCTGGTCAAGAGCCTAAAGGCGAAGGTGCGGCGGAAGACACAAGCCACTTTTTGTAAGGAGCAATAGTAAATGCAATTAACTCAAACCGCTCGTGCATTACTGGAAGAATACTGCGCAAAACAGTGTGAAGTATTTTCTCGCCCTGATGTTAGTAAGCAATTCGCTATTTCGGGCCCAGTTGAAACGGCGCTAAAAAACAAGCTGATGGAATCTGTTGATTTCCTCAAGCTGATCACGGTTGAAGATGTAGACCAAATTTCAGGCCAAGTTGTTGATGTTGGTACCAACAAGCTACATACAGGCCGTAAAAAAGGCGGTCGTCATACCACATCAAGTGGTGTTGATGGCAATACCTACACCCTAGTCGAAACCGACTCTTGTGCTGTTGTTACGTGGGATTTATTGAGCGTTTGGGCGAACTCCGGCAAGCCTGGCGAATTCATGAAGCGCCTAAACGAAAACGCCACGCTGAATTTCGCGCAAGACATTATTCGTGTTGGCTTCAATGGTACTTCGGTAGCTGAAACAACTGATCCGGTGAATAACCCAAATGGTGAAGATGTTAACAAAGGCTGGCAGCAGCTAGTGAAAGAAAAGTCACCAGACCAAATCATTGATGTAGATGTTTATCTAGATCCTGACGGTGGTGGTGATTACACCAACTTAGATGCAATGGCATCTGACCTAATTAACACCAAGATTCATCCTGCGTTACGAAGCGACCCGAATCTAATTGTGTTGGTTGGTGCTGATCTTCTTTCATTCGAACAGGCGCGTTTATATGACGCAGCAACTACGCCAACAGAGAAGAAAGCAGCTCAACAATTGCCAAACTCTATTGCTGGTCGTCGTGCAATGTCGCCACCGTTCTTCCCAGGTATGCGAATGACAGTCACCACACTGAAAAACTTGCATGTCTACACGCAGAAAAACACGCGTCACCGCAAGTCTGAGCACGTAGAAGACCGCAAACAGCATGAAAACTCATACCTACGTAATGAAGGTTATGCAGTGGGTGATCATGAAAGTTACGCAAGCTTCAATGAAGCGAAAGTGCACTTCGGTGCGAAACCTGCAGCATAAGGGTAAATGACTATGCGCTTATCTCCTGGCATGAGAGACAACCTTGCGAAGAAAGCGGCAAGAGAGCAGAAAGCTTTTAATGTTAGCCCTGCGGCTGACACCGATAGTTTGCACATCAAGCTGATTGACTTCTAAGAAGACCGCAAGTATTTGCGCTCTTTCAATGCGATTGCTGATCGTGTCGAGCATAAGCGCAATGTCTTAGTCCCGAAATACAAACCGTATGTTCAAAGCTACTTAGAAAGCGGTGAACAGTTCGAAAACCCAATCTTTACCAACTTGGTGATCTGGCTATTCGATATTAAAGAGCTAGATACCGCCATTGATTGGTGCATGAAGGCAATCGAACGAGACTTGCCAACACCAGAGAACTTCCGCCGAGATTGGCCGACATTCTGTGCTGATCAGGTCTTAGAGTGGGCCGAAAGCGAATCGGAACGTGGCAATTCAATTGAACCTTACTTCTCCAAAGTATTTGAGAAGGTCGAGAAAGATTGGCGCTTACACGAGAAGGTTCACGCTAAGTGGTACAAGTTCGCGGGTTTATACCTGATTCGAAACGAAGAAGGCCAACCGCAAGCGACAGCGATCGGCAATTTGGAAACGTTGGAAAAGGCATTGACCCTACTTCAACACGCTCACAATAAGCACTGCAAAGTGGGTGTTGGCACCCAAATCAAGAAAATTGAACAACGTATTCGTGCCATTAAAGACGGCAAGAATCTTTAAAGACTCCTACGCCACCGCGCCTCGGCTGGTGAGGTAAGAGAAGCCAATAGGCTAACTCGATACCGTCGACCCAGTGGCTAGAGGCGCACTTATTCAAATAAGGAATCGTGATGAGCTTTGGTGGAAAAGTTAACAGCGCAGTAAATACCGCCATACCAGGTGAAGGATGGCCGGATTTATCAACCGATGAATTCCGTAAATTGCGCCGTATTCCTCACACCTTTGACAACGATTCTATGGCTGCAGCCGTGAGCATTGCGGCTCTGAATATACAACAACGACTTGCAAGCCTGTTGGTTGACGATATTCCGCCACAGCTAAACGCAGCCAAAACAGCGGCATATAAACGCGCGGTTTATGGTTTGGCCCATGCTGATTTATTGCCAGAGTTCGCAACGCAAGACCGCCGCAAAGAGGGCGAAAGCGTAGCGACAGATGAACCAGAACAAGAGGCACGTTTTATCACCCAAAGCAATCAAGATGTGCGCTTGTTGCTTGGTCGCAGTGCCAATGGGATTGAATCACTATGAGCGATACCACTTACAACAAAACCAAGCTTGAGCACCTAACGGATTACATCGTTAGCCACCTCAATTCAAGCGTACTTGATAACAAGATTGATGCTTGGCAAGAGAGAGCAGCGATTGTTGTAGATGGCGAAGACCGAGGCAATGGCGGCCACATCGCCGCTTATTGGCGATATGAAGCAATCATCTCGATTGAAGCGTTTCCTCACCGTTTGTTAGACCCTCGAAACGTGTTCGCGCTGCTTGCGTGTTGGCTCGCTGACTATGACCGAGAAAGGGATATTCACGAACTGGATGATCCTGAAATCACAGTAGATGTGATTAACGAAGAAAGCGCAGATGTTCTGATCGAAATCGAAATGATGGAACCCATCGAAATGATTCCTGATGAGCAAGGTTTGATTACTTGGCGCAATCAAAGGTATCGAGTTCAAGCTGTGCCAATTGATGTGGCTGAAGAGTACGAGCTGAGCAATGAGAATTGAAGTTGTCGGTGAAGATGCAATCAACGCTTCGAAAGCACTTGAAGCGCTGATGCTATCAAAGAAAAAACGCACTTGGATACTCAAAGATTTGGGGCGTTGGGAACGAAGAATGACGAGAAGTCGCCTTCGTCGCCAAAAAGACATCGACAACATCAAATTTGAGCAGCGGAAAAAAGGTGAAGGTGCGGTTCTTACTTCATTTCAAAACGGGATGGAGCCTTATGTTCTAAATGATTCAACCGTGCTTGATTTGACTTGGGACATCAAGAAAAAAGCGAGAAAAGCCAGTGTTCATCAACAAGGTATGACACAGACCGTTACCGCAAGAGAACACATCAAAGAACAGACTAAGCGCCGAGGTGAGCCTGATTACGGTGCGCCTTGCACGAAAAAGCAAGCAATCGCGCTAAGGCGTCTTGGTTACCGAGTGAGGCGTAAAGACGGTAAAGGGTGGAATAAACCGAGTGTTAGAAACCTTGAGAAGCGTCTTACGTTGGGGCAAGCAGGACTCATTATTCGAATGATGAGAACGGGTAAGAGTAAAGGTAAGCAGTCTTGGAAGGTGAAAACTCCTCAGCGTCAAATGTTGGGAACTAAAGCCGTCAAAGTGCGAGAAAAGCTTATCAAAAACATCGAAAAAGCGCGTGTGAAGAAATAACCACGACAGAGGACATAACCAATGGCAACCGGAAAGGTAGAGGTTAACAACCTCAATTTAGGACAAGGCGGCATCCCAGAGATTGAACGCCATGTGCTTTTCATCGGGCGCACTGATAAAGCCGAACTGCAAGGCAAGGTGACCCGCATCAATAACATGACCAACCTTGACGAAGTCGTTGCGGACGATGCACTTGGTCGAAACGTGAAAGCGGCGCAGATCAACGGTAAGCAAAACTGGACAGGTGCGATTGTTGGCTTAGCGGCTGACGATACTTGGCAAGTTGCCGTGGACTTAGCAAACCTGACCGACTCGTTCGAAGGTATTGCCATCTGTGACCCAGTCACCGAAAAAACTCAGTTTACTGATATGCAATCCAAAGCTACGGAGCTGACAAGCAAACTAGGTCGTTGGGTGTTCTTCCTTGCTGCGTGTCCGGGCATTGTCGCAGAAGGTGATGGAGCACAAACGTGGGCAGAGTATGAAACCACCATGATCACCTTGGTGAAAGATGTTGCTGCAAACTTGGTGACTCCGGTTCCTCAACTCAACGGTAACAACGTTGGTGTGCTTGCTGGTCGACTTTGTGACCGCAGCGTAACGGTTGCTGATAGCCCAATGCGTGTGGCGACTGGCAGTGTGCTTGATTTGGGTGACATGCCAACGGACAGCGCAGGAAAAGCCCTAGAAATGAGCACCATTGGCACGTTAGCCGAAGCGCGTTACTCACTGCCGCAATGGTATGCCGATCTAGAAGGTGTTTATTGGACAGACGCCACCACGCTAGAAGCGAAAGGCGGCGATTATCAATACCTAGAATACGTTCGCCCAGTTCACAAACTCAACCGTCGTGTGCGCATTAAGGCGATTCGTCGTATCGCAGACCGAATCCTTAACTCGACACCTGCAAGCATTGAGTTAAACCGCACCTATTTCCGCACGGACATGCGTGAAATGTCCAAAGGTACAGAGATCTCGGGTATCACCTTCCCTGGTGAAATCATGAAGCCACGAGACGAAGACGTCACCATCCAGTGGATGACCAAAAGCAAAGTGGTGATCGGTTTGATGGTTCGCCCTCACAACTGCCCGAAACACATTGTCGTCAACATCGCGTTAGACCTAAGCAACGCAGCAGATACGGAGGCGTAATCCATGAGCATGCGTATTTCTGGCAAGAACATGCATTTCTCTTTGGGTGATTACAAGCTCAAAGCAAACAAGGTTACGTTGTCCATCACGGATAACTCAGCGGTAAACAAAACGGGCGGTGTGCCTGATGGCTATGTCGATGGGGATGTAGAAGCCAGTGGTGAAATGGAGCTGACAACGCAGCAGTTCAACCAGTTGAGCAAAGCAGCAAAACAAGCCGGTTCTTGGCGCGGCCTTCCTGCCTTTGATGCTCTGTTCTACGGAAAGATTGATAAAGACGAATTGAAGGTGGAAGCGTTCGGTTGTCGCATCAAGATTTCTGACCTGCTTGATATCGACACCAACGGTGGCAGCGCATTGCTTCACAAACTGCCTTTTGACGTGACCAGTCCTGATTTTGTCAACATCAACGGTACTCCGTACCTACGAGAAGACGAAACCGAAGACCTAACGAACTAAGCAGGGGGAACGATGGCAGATGTTATCGACCATGCCTGCGGTCTTGAAGCCAAATTCACTGAAATGGCGCTTGCCAACCAATTGGCAGGGGCGAAGCGAATTGAACAACGGGAAAGCGCACATGAATGCGGCGAATGTGGCGACCCAATCCCAGAAGAACGCCGCCAAAAAGTACCAGGTTGCAAGTACTGCACCCAGTGTCAAAGCGAATTGGAGCGAATGAAACGATGAACTTAGCGAAGCTCTTTATTGAGCACACCATCAAACCAGTCCTTGACCATCTGGATATGGCATCCGGTGGTAAAGGCAAACTCAACACTCAAGCAGCAATCAATCTGATCCTGATGATTATTGCTCACGAGTCTGGAAAGTTTACTTACTCAAAACAAGTCTGTGGTCCTGCGTTAGGTTTCACCCAAATGGAGCCAGCAACGTTCAATTGGCTTATTGAGTGGCTCGGAAAAGGTCGACCGCATTTGCTCGATGCACTGGAGATGTTTGCACCTATTGGCGGTTTAGATGCACGTTACATGGTGATCTCACCTCAGTTTGCGGTAGCGGCGGCGCGGCTTAACTTGATTCGATTCCCAGAAGCGCTACCCGATGCCGATGACCTAGAAGGTTTAGCGCGGTACGCGAAGAAGTACTGGAACACAAGTGCAGGTAAAGCAACGGAACAAGATTACCTGTTGGCATATCAATCCTTGATCGGAGAAGCAGCATGAACTTCTTAACCGGAATCGTAGGCAAGACACTGTTTGAAGTATTGAAAGGTCTGTTCTTCCAAATCAGTTGGACAATCATCCTTGAACGCTTCGCAACTCGCCTTGTGGTGTGGGGCTTGGAAACCTTGAAAGGTCTGAGCACGAACGATGTTCTTCAAGACACGGTTGACGACATCATCGCGGCGCTACAAGGCAAGCGCTTGAAAGAAATCCCTCAGAAGGAATAGCAATGGATTCATCATGGGTATCGGCGATTGTGGCAACCGTTGCACTGTTTATCGCCATCATCAATGTGGTTTTCGGCAGAACGGATAAAGGGCAAAGCACCTCACAAGACCATGACCGTCGTATCCATGCCAATGAGCTAGCCACTGAGCGACTGCGTGGCGATGTCGCAGAAAAGTACGCCACAAAGCACGAACTACGCGAAGCCGTAGACGACATTAAAGAATCTATGGACGGTCGATTCGACCGTCTAGAAGCCAAGTTAGATAAGAAAGAGCGAGAAGCAGCATGAAAACAATCGTTTTAACCATCGGTGATGATCTAGAACTTAAATTTGCACCAACAGAAGCGGAATACAGCGACTACATGAGCGAAGTCGCCAAAGGTGAAATCGTTAATTCTGCCCACAACTTCCTGATGAATACGGTAACGGACGAAAGCAAAGACGACTTCCGTGACCTAACCAAAGGTAACCCAGGTGCAGCACTTCAAATCGTTGGTGAAGTTCTGAAGGAATACACGCCGAAGCTGCAAATTAAAGTAAAAAAATAGACGCCCTTGTTCGGGCTATGGATTCCAACGAGCTCGAACAAATGCTTGCTTGGCGGCGCAAGTGGTTGCCAAGCGAGACAGACAGCGAAGAGAACCTAGCAAGGGCGATTTGGTTAGAACAGCAGTATTGGAAAGGTATGCAAATCGCCACAGCAAATGGCGTAGCAAGAGCATTTAGCGGTTAGCTTTATTGGGCAAAAGGAAACATCAATGCTACCAGAAGCACTCAGATTCACAGTTGGACTTGTTGACCAGATTTCTAAACCTCTGGGCAACATTCAACGCAACTTGACCGATGTGGCTAACACGTATCGTGATGGCACTCATACGATGGTTGCAGGTGCGGCAGGGGTAGCGGGTGCAGGTTTTGCCCTACAAAGTGCATTGATGCCTGCCATTGAAATGGACCGCGCACTTGGTGAGGTGAAATCACTCGGTGTGGCTGATGAGCAGTTGAAAATGCTCTCAACCACTGCGATGGAATTTGCAACTGAATATGGCAAGTCAGCAGTAGAGTTCGTTTCGGCTTCCTATGACATTCAATCTGCGATCGCGGGATTAGCGGGTAATGAGCTGTCTGAGTTTACCAAAGCGTCTGGTGTGCTCGCAGCAGCGACTAAAGCCGATACTGCAACGATTACCAACTACGTTGGTACCATGTACGGCATTTTCCAAAATACAGCCAATCAAATGGGTAAGGCTGACTGGGTAAATATGCTCGGTGGGCAAACCGCAAAAGCCGTTCAAATGTTTAAGACAACAGGTGATCAAATGTCTGCTGCTTTTACCTCAGTAGGAGCGGCGGCAACATCGGTTGGTGTTGGCATGACTGAACAAATGGCGATTCTAGGCACACTTCAATCCACAATGAGTGGCAGTGAGGCGGGTACTAAATATCGAGCATTCTTAGCAGGTGCTGCAAAAGCACAAGATGCGCTGAATATGTCTTTTACTGACTCGCAAGGACAGCTACTTCCTATCGTCGATATCTTGGAGCAAATCAAAGGACGATACGGTGACACGGTATCTGTTGCGGAAGCCGCAGAACTGAGCAAAGCATTCGGGACACAAGAAGCAACGGCAATGATTCAATTGCTGATGCAAAACACGGATGGTCTAGCTACTTCTATCGACGCACTAGGACAAGTGAAAGGACTTGATGTCGCTGAGCAAATGGCGGGAGCAATGACAGACCAATGGGAACGACTTGAGCAAGGTTTATTCTCTGTTCGTGCTGCCTTTGGTGCCGCGCTATTACCTGCATTACTTCCAATCGTCGGCGCATTAGCTGATGGTGCTTCCGTTTTAATTGAGTGGACTCAACTGTTCCCAAATATCACCAAATGGATTGGCTATGCCGGAATCACGCTTCTTAGCTTTGTTGCGATTAACGGCCTGCTCACGATGGCAGTGGGTATCGGTAAGCAAGCTATGGCTTCGTACATCCTAGTCACTAAAGGTTACGGCTTGGCGGTCGCGGGTGTGAACAGCATTTTGAAAGCGTTCAAAGTGGCAATGTTGGCAGCAAACATCGCAATGATGGCGAACCCAATCGGTTTAGTGGTTGGTGCCGTTGTCGCAGCCATCGCCGCAGTGGGCGCATTGATTTACTACTGGGATGATCTGAAAGCATCGTTCGGCGACACAACATGGTTCCAAATCATCGAAAGTGCGCTTGCTCTTATCATGCTGCCATTCCAAACCCTATTCCAGTTCTTGAAAGCTGGTTGGCAATGGGTAATGAGCGGTTTTACCGACACGAGCGGTTTTGCCTTCATCGGTGACATGGCGAACTCAATGAAAGACATGTTTTCAGGTGTGTTCAATTGGATTACCGAAACCCTTGCGGGTATTTGGGAGTCCGTAAAAGGGCTTGTTGATTGGATACCAGGTCTTGGCAGTGACGAATACCTACAAGTGAAATCATCATCAATGAATAACGCTTCGCCACGTCTTCAAGTTCAACCAGGTGGTGCGGCGAAGAACATCGCCAATTACCAGACGAGCTCAACCAACTACGGCGGTGTGTCGATTTATCCAACGTACATGAGTAGCCCACAAGACATGGCGACTGAATTAGAGATGGCGGCAGGCTAATGGCGGAATACAAGTACCAAGATATTTTGATTGAGAACGGTGACGTGGTGCTCGATGCAGGTCGAAATCCTATTTTGATTCAAGACCGAGCTGTGATCGCCCAAGACATCAAACACGCCATCATTGAGAGCAACTTAGCGGTGGATTTAATCGCTGAGCGAAGCCCATCAAAGAAAGCAGATATTCGCACCAAGTTGGAATTGCTCGTTGAAGAGGACGTTCGACTGGTACCAGGTACCGTGCGTTTGGAAGAACCAACCGAAGGCACGATTTACGTGTTCGCAACCACCATTGATTTTGGTGCCATGCAATTTGAAATAGTGAACAACGGAGAGCGTTAATGACTGATATTCCAAAACCAGATTATTCCGAACTGGTAAAGCAATCCGGTATTCCAACCGATCAAGCCGGTTGGAAGAAGGTGCTCAAGGAAGAGATGAACAAAGAAGAATGCATCATTTCTAACGACTCACCGTTCTCTCCTTTCTGGCGCCTTATCGAGTCAACAGTGGTTAACGTGACTCTGTGGCTAATTAACACTCTGTTGGTTGGCTATGTTCTACCAAACATGTTTGTTGCAACGGCGGTTGACCAATGGCTCGACCTGTTGGCATGGCAGTGCAAACTCACTCGTAAAGGTGCGACAAAAGCCAAAGGCATGATCGCGTTTCAGCGTTCTGCGTCGAAAGGTCCTGCTCTGGTTATCCCTAAAGATACTTGGATTCAGACCGAACCAATTAACGGCACCATCTACCGTGTGAAAGTGCTTGCTGATACCACGATGCCAGAAAACGAAACCATGGTAATGGCAGAGGTGGAAGCCGAAAACGAAGGCGCAGGCTACAACCTAGGCGAAGGTTATTACCACATTTTGCCAACGGCGATACCGGGCATTGGTGCGGTGACCAACCCTGCTGAATGGTTGAACGAGGCGGGTTCGGATAAAGAAAACAATGATGAACTGCGTTTACGTGTTCGCAACCAATGGAGCGCGGTTGCCCGATGGCATATTGACGCGGCTTATCGCTCGCTGCTTACCAGTCGCGCAGGCATCAATGATGACAACGTGTATTTTGAGCATAACGCCCCGCGTGGTCCAGGTACCGCCAACGCGTTAATTCTTCTCGATACGGGTGAGCCTTCATCCGACATGCTTGCCGATTTGAATGAGTACATTCGCATTGAAGGGCAACACGGTCACGGCGATGATCTGCAAGTTCTAGCGATGCCAGAAACCACCCACGATATTACCTGCCGAGTTTGGCCGCAGCGTTCTTTGACGATGGAAGACCGCGAAGCGTTACGAGTGAAGGTGGAGCAATTCATCGGTGCTGCATTCCGACAAAACACGGACTACTTGCCAACAGTGACCAACCCAGTGCTTCGATTCAGTTTCTCTCGCTTAGGACAAGAGCTACATGCCCAGTTCTCAGAGATTGAATCACTCGAATTTGATAACGCTGACATCATCAACAATCTGACCGTGCCGCGCATTAATACGTTGGAGGTGTCGATTGAACATTCCTGAGATAAAGCTGCGTTACTGGATGGGTAGAGGCGAGCTGGCAAAATTCGCCCGAGCTATGCGCAACTATTGGGGACATGTAAAGGCGGCATTCGAAATGCCATTGCAACAGCATGACCCACTCACTGCACCAATGGCACTAGTGAATATCCTTGCTTGGCAACGTGAGATTGAACGACTAGGGCAAGAGCCGGAAGAGTTATTTCGAATCCGAGTGGCGCATGCCTACGGCTTTGCACGAGATGCGGGTTCGATTGCAGGTTGGGAAGACATGTTCGCCAAGTTGGGCTATCCGCATATTGGACAAGACGAACGTTTAGTCAATGTGCCTTGGGATGTAATCAGCTTAAAAATCAGAGACGGCGATTTAACCAACGTTCCTAAGCTGCTAGATACAGTAATCAGACAGTACGGCAGAACCTGCCGTCGTTATCAATACACCAGTTATGTAGAAATGCCTTTGGCAGCGCGAAGCAAGAACGTCGAAGCGCAGTATTCAATATCACACATCAAAACTCGACTAAACGTTGGCATGCTTCCAAATGTGCTTAACGTTGATTGCGAATATTACCAAGCCACAGTGAAAGGGTAAGGAATTTTAAAATGGCAAACAGCACCGATAAGTCAATTTTAACCGCCGCAGGTAAAGCACTGTTGGCACAGCTCAACGCAGAAGAAAAAGCGCTTGTGATCGACAAGATGATTTTCGCCAATGTACCGAATCGTCCAGAGTACCCACAACCAGATGATGTGGCACCCACTGACCATATTGTTCACCAAGAACAAGTGGAGCAGCGCGGTCGCCTTTCTGCAGACTCGGTAATTTACAGCACTACGTTGACCAGTGATGTTGGTCCGTTCGATTTCAACTGGACAGGTGCATACTGCTCAGAATATGGCGTGTTGGTGACCATTGACCACCATGCACTTACACCAAAGACGGCAGATGAACCAGGTGTTGCAGGTAATACACTGGTGCGTTCGGTTGTTCTTGAATACAAGGACATTGCCGAGATCACCAATATCACCGTGGACGCATCAAGTTGGCAGTACAACGCTACAGAACGTATGAAGAAGATGGACAGCGATGTCGCGCAATCCATCATCGACCAGAACGGCAAAGATTGGTTTCTCGAAGACGGTTTCTTAGTAACGCCATCGGGCAGCGCATACAGCATCAAAGCGGGTGCGGGTTATGTTTCTGGTAACCGTGTCGCTATGGAGTTTGACCGCAGTGTTCAGGTACCAAACAAGCCATCGTTTATCTACATCGACGCGCACCGTGAAGGCACACCAACAGGTGAGCAAGTGACCCTATTCAACTTTGTGGTGACCGCAGAAGAAAAAGACGACTACATCGACTCTTCAACGGGTAAGGATGTGAAGCACTTCGTTTGTAAGATTGCGCAGGTGTTGAGTGATGGTTCGGTGAGTGACTTGAGACCTGAGAGTAATGTTGCGACGCTTGATTATGTCGAGAAAGTTGCGGGAGCACCTTGGAAGGAGGGTACATTAGTCACAAGTTCTAAATCCATTTATGTTTTTGATAAGGATTCTACATTTCCAATTCAATTACATGCGCCAAATGCTTCTATAGATTCGCCAGTTTTAATGGGAGCAAAACCTGATACTAACTGGGCTACCCACAACTTCCGTTTCTCTAGCCTGAATGATATGCGCCTTAATGGAAATAAAATGGGGCTTTTTGATGGGGCTAAAGCAGTTGTGGACAATGTGCATTTTGTTATTGGCGAGCAAGACGAAGGTGAACGTATATTAATCGAAAATACGGCGTTATTTGCTAACTCAATAAAAGGTGATTTTGTTCATGGGGAGCTGTTTGGGGGTGTTATTGCAGCAGACCAATCCATGGTTGAAATGGGCAAAATATATTTGAACCTGATTGAAGGAGAAGATAAATACCGTTCATATTTGTATTTTGACGCTCCTGATATGCCAGTTTCACCAGTGGCTTATTCTGATAGTTATGGTGGTTCGATAAAGGATGGTGTGTTTTCAATAACTGATAGGACAGGGAAAGATGTTCGATCATATCACGGTTATCGAGCGGGGCATAAAAGTGTCACGCTAAACGCCTGTTTTTTTGGAGCTCAAGCGGGTGAAGGGGCACAAGACACCTTAACTGATCAGTGGTGGAAAGGCGGTAGTGCGGGATTTGGACGTTTAGCTCTTCATGATTCAACGTCTGCCAACACAGCTGCGATGGGCAACGAGTCTGGCAACCATCTCAAGGGGGATAGAGGTGCTTATTTCGGTTCATTCAGTGGTAACTCAGCCGAAGGTAATGATAGTTGTGGTGTCGGCTTTCAATCCTGTAACCATAATTTGGGACATTATGTTAACGGTGTCGGTTTTCAATCCTTATATCAGAATCAGGGAGACTACTGTGACGGGTTCGGATTTAACGCACTAGCCAGCAACCAAGGGAATAGAAACGCTGGCGTTGGCGCTTATGTTTTAAATAACTCTTTAGGCTCTGACAACTTCGGTGCAGGGTATCGCACGCTATCTGTATGTCATGGTTCGTTTAATGCAGCCGGAGGTATCCAAGCCGCTTTTAAATCTGATGGTTCGCCGTTTGCCGCGTCACATGTTGCTTTGTGGGGGTATCGAGCAGGTTACGATTCTGAGGGTAACGGACTTTCTGGTGTTGGTCGTGAAGTGTTAGCACGTTCTACCGGTGACTTCCTGTCAGGACTTGGTTATTTAGCGGGGGTCGGGGTGACGTACTCACGTTCAACGTGTATTGGTCAGCAATCTACGGTAACGGGGAATGACCAGGTTCAATTGGGTGCCCCTGGTGCGTCGGTTTATGCGTACGGCCCGGTTCAAGACCGAAGTGACGAACGAGACAAAACAGACTTCAATCCGATTAGTAATGCATTGAAAAACTTCTTTCTTGATGTGGAATTTCAAACTTATCGACTGGATTACCGAGAGTCATATGTTGAGTATGAACAAGTGCAGGTTGGTATTGATGATGAAGCTCAACCCGTATTTGAAACCAGAATCAAACCATTACCAAAGGATGGTTCTAAAGCAGGAAAACGTCATCATGCGGGGGCAGTCGCCCAGCAAGTTAAAGCTGCAATGGATAAACACGGCGTGGATTTTGGTGGTTATCAAGACCATTCGGTTAATGGTGGTGAAGATGTAAAATCATTAGGCTACCAAGAATTCATCCCTATTATTGGCGCTTTAGTTCAAGACCATGACCGAGAAGTGAAAGAGTTAAGAGACATGGTAGCTAAATTATCCAAACAAGTGGAAGCGTTACAATGATAACCCTAAGCGGCATTCAAATCTCGCTCAAGAACCTGCGCATTAGTGTTCGTCAACAACTCGCCGGACAAGATATGTCGGGTCAGTCCTCGGCAACCGACCAAGCGGAAACAGGTAACAAGGGCAAAGTGTTAGCGGTGAGTGGCATCATCCCTTTCAGTAAACCTGAGATCTTGAGCAACCTTTTCAACATGGCAGGTGGGCAGCAAGAAAGTGCCCGCCAAATCTACCGTATTAGTAACAAAACCGCATCAACGCTCAAAGTTCGAGAGGTGAAGTTTCAAGGTACCATTCGAGCCGATGAACAAGAAAGCCTGAGACAATGGAGCGTTGCTTTTGAGTTGGTTGAGCATCTTTCGGTACCGGAACGAGTTGAACAACGTCAAAAAGACCAACCTGCAACACAGCAGCAAGTCCAAGGGGTAACCACTCCGGTTGAAGCAGGACAGAGTGAAGACGTACCACCGGACACAAGTATTGAGTTAACAGGTGTAATGAAAGTGCTCAAGTCAATAGATGATGCTTTGGCTTAAAGGTGACTCATGACGATAAACAACAAATTCACATGTCGTGCTTATCTCGGCAGTCGAAAGGTAAAGACGAAAGACCACCGTGTTCTTTTTGATGTGAACACGTCCGCTCGTTGCTCCATCAAGGTGGAAGGTTCACCGAAAGTGAATACTATCGTTGCGGTTGAGATCGGATGGGGTGACAGCATATCACGTGTTTTTCTTGGGTATGTAGAGAGAGTCCAACCTGCAGAAAAGGGATGGTCAGAATTGTTTTGCCGCGAACTAGCGGCATTACTTTTCAAACCACTTGATGTCACGCTCAGACACCCAACCTTGATGCAACTGCTAAGTGATGTGACCAACAAAACGGGTTTGCAGTTCGTGGTACCAGAAGCAGCCTACAGCAAAACGTCAATCCCATGCTTTTACACTGACGGTAATGGTTACCGTGTCATGGATGAGTTAGCCCAAGCATTCGGCATAGATGATCTGTTTTGGCAGCAACAAGGCAATGGTCAGATTTATGTGGGGAGTTGGAAAGATTCATATTGGGCAGATAAGCCGGTTAACATCCCAGATAACTTAATGACTAACCGAACAGCATCAAAGTCAGTGAAAGTCCCTGCCATTCCAAAACTAAGACCCGGTGCGATAGTCAATGGTCACCGTTTAGTTGGCGTTGATTTTCAAGGGACAGAGGTAAAATTAACATGGATGTAAAAGCGATTCAGCGCATCATTTTTCGTTTGTTCCCAGAACTAACCGGACGATGGCATTTGCCACGCTGGGGAAAGGTGGTCGCATTACCAGAGCTGCCAGAAGAGGGTGACATATCTAATCGCTTTTATCCTCACTACGCAGTAGATATTCAGCTGTTGGATGAAAGGGGCGTGGAGTTCAAGAACAAAGCACCACTTCAAGCGGTGCCATTACCGATACCAGGTGTTGGTGAGTATGCAGGAAGACTTGAACCACCTGCGATCGGTAGTATCGTAGAAATTGGGTTCATGTTCGGACAGCCAGACAAACCTTTTATCCGTTGTGTTCTTCCGCTTGGGTTCAAGTTGCCTGGTATCAAAGAAGGTGAAAGCCGATACCAACAACGCCAAGGTGTTTATCAGTTAGTCGATAAAGAAGGCAACTTTGAACGTAAGACCGACAAAGACGAAATCATCGAATGCTTGAATAAACGGGTACAAGTATTGGAAGACCAGATTGTTCAAATCAACAATAACCACACGGAAGTCGTCAAAAACCTAAAGTCCACATCCGCAAAGAAAATCATTGAAGAGGCTGATCTCATCACCATGAACGGCGGCACGGGTGTTTGCACTGGGCAAACCATTTGCCCATTTACTGGCAAGCCGCATGTGGATGTATCCAAAACAGTTAAGGCAGGTAAGTAATATGGCTATCACGAGAGAAGCTACTCACCAAGAGTTAGTTAATGAACTGGAGAAGCGAGGTTTTGTTATCGAAGGAGAGTTCTCACAAAACTCTGCTTTTATGGAAGCTGTAGCAGTGGCGATGAAAACTGTTATTACGCGAGATGCTGAAGTTGTTATCAAATCGGGTAGTTCAGCAGGTACCTATAAAATAACCTGACACGATAAATGTCATTCTCAAAGTGCCCACAACGGGCGCTTTTCTTTTTGTCTGACATCGAGCGCAATCCCAAGTACCGAACGTCTTAGTGGCAACCAGAAACGCTGAGCCACGTAAACGAACCTTTCGGTGACGTAATCTGAGGACTCTCCCTGAGAGGAGTTATATCTATTTTCAAAATTTTATTCTTTTGAAAAGCTAAGTAATGAATAAAGACGCTTAGCTGAAAAGCGTAATTATATTTTTGATATGAAGATGAGCTGTTTTATATTATAAGAAATAAAACAAGGGTGCCTGTAATAGAAATGGTACTACAGGCACGAAATGATTTTAGTTCAAAATCTTACCTTTAATTGGTTCAAATAGATTGAATGAGCCTGAAATTGATAAGTGATCATCGTCGAAATAAAAAGATCTTTCTAGATTTCCCACGGGACAGTTAGTTTCATTACACATATCTTTAGATGGATTATAAATTGTAACATTTGAGTATTTGTCTACCACTTCACTTATCATGTTATTTGTTTCTCTTTGGAATTGTTCATTTTGAACGCTGTCTATAGATAAGGATTCTAATAACTCTTTAGATAGTGAACCATCTTTTAATGATGCGTAATATATTTTTCCTGCCTCTTTTTGTTGCATCGGTACTTGTAACATTAGAATGACCTTGATTTTATTTTCCTGATAAAATGATAAAGTATCTTCTAAACCAGCTTTAAAAGCGTTCTTAGAAATTGACAAAGCTTTCTCGTTGCTTTCACTATTGGATGGCTTTAAGTATTGCAAGCCACTTTTGTTATAGTCACCTTCGGTATAATAAGTCCATCGTGCTGCTAAAAATACTTTTTTTATACCATTTTCAATGACTTCTTCTGAAAAACGACCGTTTAAAGTGGCGCAATTTTTTCGGCTTTGATCGCTTCGTATAGGAGAAACACCCAATAGAGGTGGGCAGCCGCTAAACCCAGAGTAGTATAAAGAAATATTATTTTCTTTTGCTATATTTTCTACCACGGGCAAGACTGAATATGCGTGTGAGTCACCAAACACAGCAATCTTTTCGTTACCCTCCGTAAGATTGCAGATAACAGAATTTTTGCTATGCATATAATCTTTATCGAAACAATCATATGGCTTTCTTTCGAATGATCCTAGGACAGAGTCAGGCATTGGGAAAAGGTACTGATTTGGAGATTCTACTTTGATATAAGTCGCGAGCAAAAAAGTGCTAATAGCAATCCAGATAGGTTTTACTTTCCATAGCTGTTTGAAAGAGCTAATGCTTGGAAATTTTATGCTTTCTATAAATTTAAAACTCAAAAAACCAAGAAGTATTGATGCTAAAATTCCCAAAACCCAAAAGTTTTTTAAATCATATCTATATAATAGAACAACTACAGGCCAATGCCATAAGTATATAGAGTAAGACCATTTTCCTAGAGAAGAAAATATAATGTTATTAGTTAGAATATTATATTGATTATTTGCGATTATTATTAAAATAGTTCCAATTACAGGTATTGTAGTTAAATAACCTGGCCATATATTATCACTACTAATAAAAAAGAATGAAAATAATATTAGTATAAAGCCCAAAGACTCAAAAGTAGCTTTGCTCCTTTTTCCAAAGCTAACAGGAAGCAAGTATGCCACTCCACCTATCATCATCTCCCAAGCCCGAGTAGGAAGAACATAGTAAGAAGGGTTGGGCCATCGATAAGAAGCATAAACACTGAAAGCGAAGGCTAGAACCGTACCTAATATTAGAAAGTAATGAAGGTTTTTAATAGAAGTTAATTTTTTTAAAGCTAGAAGACCAATCGGATAAAGAATATAAAACTGCCATTCTGCTGAAAGTGACCATGTATGCAGTAACCACTTTTCATGGGCGGCTGAATCAAAGTATCCAGATTCCTTCCAATAAACCATATTAGAGAAAAAGCCAACACTACTAGCAGAGTGATTTGCAAGATTACTATATTCAATAGGTGGTAGAAAAAACCAGCCTAAGAATAATAGTGTTAAACACAGTACTGAAAGAGCAGGTATGATTCTATTTGCTCTAGCAACATAGAAACTAAATATATTGAAATTATTTTCACGAAATCCTCTTATAATAATCCCAGTCATTAAAAAACCAGATATTACAAAGAAAATATCTACGCCAGCAAAGCCTCCTGAAAGACTTGAAGGTCTGAAATGAAAAAGGACGACAGCCATAACTGCAATAGCCCGAAGCCCATTAATGTCTTTTCTGAAGTTCAA